CTTCTTTATAATTGAAGTATGTGAACCAAATTTTTTCACCAAATTACCATTTTGATCAAGATACGTTTTATTCTTGTTAGCATTTAGTTGTGCTTGCAATTTACCCTTTATTTCTGAAAGTTCTTTTTCAACTTTTGAGTTATCCGGCTTAAAAATGTTCTGTTCAATCTCACGAATCGAATCTTTCTTATGCTGTAATTCCTTTGGTAAATTAGCGTTTAACGTGATTCCAGTACCTTTAAGCTCATTTATCAAGGCATGTTTAATAAGTGAATCCTGATCACTTGCAAGGGCCTCTAATAAGCTTTTACGCTTCTTTGTCACCTTCGCCGTCATTACAGATTCACCTTTTGACAATCTCGCCGGTATTGAGTCGCTTGTTTCTGTTCCTGGTCCCTTCAAATCAACAACACCGTCTTTGAATCCTTGACCTTCGTTAATGGCTTTTAATGCCAACGCTTTTTGACCAATGAATGCGCCAAACATCGTTGCTATTGTTGCTATTGCTATTCCAGTACTGATCGGATCTTTTGCCGTTTTAGCGTAAATTTCAGTTGATGCAAGAATCATGTTACTTAATTGAAGTGCTGAATCAAGAAAAAGTTTTTGTTTCTGTAATTTTTTCTTTTCTTCAAGTGCCTTCAATTCAAGTTCTTTTTCTTTTGCTCTTTGCTCTTCCTTCAATGCTATTTCAGCGCTTATTCTTGCTTGATTATTTGCAAGTCCCCTATCACCAATTTCTTGTTCTTGTTCAAGCTTGCCTTCAAGATCTTCAATCTCACTATCCAACTGGCTTTGTCTTTCTTTGCTCTTATCGATTATTTTATCGTAAGCGTTTAATTGAGAATCAAGCATTGCGTTCAATGATTCAACAACTTTATCAGTAATAATTTTTAAGTTGCTTAAATCGTTGCTTGTTAAACCAAGGTACTTCAGAAGATTGAACGGTTCATCTTTTTCAAGTTCATCGCGTTTTTTCTGAATTTCATTTATCGTTTGGGCCGTTGCGTTTTGTGCAAGCTCACTTTCACGCGCATACTTTTCAGAAACTAAAGAAAGATTGTCGGTGATCTGTTTTCTTCTTGCCTGGCTTTCTGCATCATCTTTATCTTGAAGTAACATCAACTCACCTTCAGCACCTTTAACGGCAATCTCATATTGAGAAGCGATTTCTTCTTTCTTCAATTCGAGTTTCTTCATCGCATATTCGCTCTGAATATCAAGAATCTGCTTCTGTTTTACTTTTTCAAAATCTGCTTCACTTACATCTGTTGGTCTTCCAGATAATCCAACGCCAGCAATTAGATTTTGCTCTTCAAGCGCTAAGTTTTCGGCTGTTTGTTTCGCCGAATTTAAACGTACTTGTGCCAGCTTATTTTGTTTGTCAACTTCAAGCTTAACAAGTTCCTGTGATGCCTTTACATTGATAGCTTGACGTAAGAAAGCAAATTGCTGTTCTTGTTCAAGTGACATTTTGAAATTAGCATCTGCAAGTTTACCAACCTTTATAAATTGGTCCCGGTAAAGATCAAGTTCTTCTTGCGCAAACTGTTTCTGTAAGCGAATTTTCTCTTCTGGTTGCGCCTGTTCCAATTGCGCTGATTGTACCCTCTTAGAAAGATCCAATAATGCCTTTTGAAAATCTTCATGTAATTTTTTACGTTTAGCTAATTCCTTTTCATCTGTTTCGGTTGCCTCTTCTGCACTTGCTTGAATCACTTCACTTGATGCAACTGCTTGTTTTTTATCCAATGCAAGAATGGCATTCACAAGTTTGGCTTTATTCTTTACTTGTTCTGCATACTGTTTCTTTTGATCTTCAGTTAAAGAAGAGTTATTTTGTAATTGAACATTCAATGCCTTTATTTCATTCGCAAGCGTTTTTGCTGTTGCTCTTCTTGCTTCTGGTGCTAATTTAGAAGCGAAATTAGTTGCAAACTGTTCAAACTTTTTATCTTCTAATCCTCCAAAACCTTGTTTGAATAGTGTTCCAGCATCAGAAATGTTACTTGCAAAAGATTTCAACGCTTCATTCGCATCTTTCACAAAATCTTTCATAAGATTTCCGAAATCGCCAGAAGTCATTGATAAAATCATATTATCATACTGATTACTTGTTTCAAGCAAAGCCTGATCAAGCGTATCCATGTTTTTTGAAGCCTGTTCTGTTGCGCTTCCTAAACCTTGTTCGCCAATTTGTTTTGTAAGTTCTGCTAATCTTGGAAGGTTTTGTAAGATCGCTTGTGCTGAATTTTTATTCTCTAATCCGAACACACGTGTTAACACGTTTGCATTATCTTGAACCTTTGATAATTCTTTCAATCGGTCCTGTATTGGAATCGTTGTATCACTAAGAATTTTTAAGTTAACGCCAGCATCTTCAAGATCCTTTTTCGCCTCTTTTGGTAAAACTTTTGTTGCTGATAGTTTAGCAAAAACATTTCTTAATGCCGTTCCAGCTTCAGCACCTTTCAATCCTTTTTCACCAAGTAATTCAATGGCCGCTGTTGATTCAACAATGTTTATGTTTGATGATTTAGCCGCAACACCAAATTTCAACAAAGCATCCGTAATTTGTGGGACCTCTGAAGCACCGAATTTCGCACCAGCCGCTAAAGTATCAACGAATTTTCCAGCTTGATCAGATGAAGCACCGAATTGATTCATCGCATCTGTCAATCGTGTTGCCGCATCTGGAAGTTCAAGTCCTGTTGCCTGACTCAATAAAATAGCCTGTTTCGTAACGTCTGCAAGCGCCTCTTTATTTGAAAGTAATTCTGGCTTTGCTGAACCGATCAATTTAAAAGCTTCCACCGTTGCAACTGCTCCACCTTTCACGGTAACGCCAAGCTTTAAAGCTTGTTCTGAATAAAAATCAAGATCAGCACCAGAAGCTCCAGTAATTGCACTTAAATTCTGAATTGACTTTTCAAACTCTTTTTGTAAATCAATAGCGTGATTAAATGCCTGTCCGATTTTTTGTAAACCTCCAGTTATAACTTGACCGGCAACAAAGCCGGTTGCCATTGTTGTTAGTTTTGAACCGAATGATTCGGCTTGCTTCGTGCTTTTATCAATTTCATTGGATAAGCCCTTTACATCATTCGTTGTTTTCTTTAGTGTATTATCAAATTTTTCAGCGTTTTCATTCGATTTACGAAACGAATTCGTCATTGACTGGCCAAGTTGTTGCGCCTCTGTATTGAGTGTATGAACTTGCTGACCAGCTCTTAAAAGTGGATCAAGATTCGTTACGTATTCAAGATTTATTTTAGCCATTTTTTGATATTACTTTTTTAAGTTTCCTTTCAACTTGATTCTCAAAAAAAGAAAGATGTTGAAAAAATTCTACTGTTTCTGTTCTTAATAAGCTGTCTATTTCTGTTTTTCTTATTTTAAAATTATCATCGCCTGTAAGCACTTGAAGTAATTCATTCCAGTATTTATCTTCAAGTAAACTGCTTTCATCAATGTATTGTTCTTTTGGTTTCTGCTCTGGTTTCTTTTGGTTTACTTGCTTGCCGTTGTTTGGTTCATATACAAGTCGAATGTTTCTTTGAAGTTTTCCATAGAAATCAGAGCTAATTGAAAAAAATCATCCGGTCCGAATCCTTCCTTTTCCCAATCAGCAATTTTTTCAGCACACAATTTTTCATCGTATGAACCTTCATCTTCGCCTTCACGAACAATGATCAATGCACAAATCATCAATGCTGGATCTTCACGGCTTTCATCTTCAATGTCTGCAATTCCATTCATAATGTTGTGAATGATGATCGCTGAATTTGCTGGTTCTGGCTTTGGTGAATTAAGATAAGCAAAAGCCTTTTTACAATTCTGTAAAAGTGTTTTTGTATCCATGCCAAACGCAAGGCGAATTTGTAATTTCTTAAATGCCTTATAACGCGATAAGGGAATTGCCGAAAGAATGGAATAATTGTGACCATTGGCCGTAAATTTCCCTTCCTTCAGATCGATTTTTTTTAGTTCTTTTCTCATTTTTGTGTTTGTTTGTATATGTTTTTAATTAGTGCGGTGATCAAAATTGTGACTGTTATAAATGCAAGATGAAGAAAAAACGTTCTTAATGGGTGCAAAATATAATTAATCGGGTTACAGTAAAGGTATATCCATAAAGCAAGTTGACCAGCAACACACTTTTCGCATCCTATTGTGATGTTAAAAAGCCAGTGAATTGTTCCATCAAGGTTCGTTAACTTCGTTTCAAGCCAATTATAAAGGCCATTAAACAGTTGATCTTCATCTGTGAGTAAGTTAGTGTAAACAAAAGCAAATACAGCTATTAGAAGGCTTATTTCGTATTGTATCATAGGTATTTGTTTATTAGTTCTTGAATCGAATCATCAAAAGCTTCAGCGATTTCTTGCTCTTCCTGTTTTGTCAAGCTCAAAATGTCACCGTAACGATCACCAAGTGAATCAAGAACGTCACCAGTTCCAACGGTCCCTGTCTTTTTCCCTTTTTTATTGTAAACATCTTTTGATTTACTGTTTTTTGAAGCAACCAATGTTATGACCTTACTTCCTGTGATCACATTTGAAATTATTGAAACATCATTCAGCGTTTCGCCGGTGAATGATAATGTAACGTGTTGTGTTGGCCTGTTGTTCAATTCACGGAACTTCTTATAAGAAATTGTTGGCGCTGTTCCTGGATTCGATTTCGTTTGATCTTTCAAATACTTTTGTACTTTCTTATCCGCGCCAATTCCTAAACTATTATTGATCACCAAGCCAGGTGACATTGGCCGATCACTGTATTTGCCAAGGTTTTTTCCTTCGCCAGTTATGCCATCATCGATTAAACGTTTTTTGATTAAAGGAATAGAAGAAAGCGCCAAAGATTTATTTATGCTTTGAACATTTAACGGTAACTGAACAAGAAACCTTGTTACGTTATTATTGAATTGTTCAATGTTCATTTAGTCACTTTAATGCTTCTTTTTATAATATCGTTTTTTCCTTCTTTGCAGATCCAGCAATCGTTTTCGCGCATGTTGTTTGTATTCAAACAAACGTAATCTATCCACTGCATGAATTTATCGTTCCATTCGGTTGCATACTTGGCCATATCTTCACGGTTCATCATTGTCATTCGGTTGATATTATCACTTCCAAGAAGATCTTCATACAAAATCGCATCTGCCCGGTAACGAATAGCATAAGCCGTACTTAATGCATTCGGATCGTTTTCAAAATCCATTGGGTATTGTGAACTGCAAATGATTTCAGAAGCTTTACACTTCACATCTGCATCAACAACTATTCCGTTTAATTTATCATTTACATTAAAGCTATCAATCAAATCAAGATCATCACCACTCACGCCATCAAGCGATAACCATTCAAGAAACGGTTCCCTGTTTTTCGAACCACCGCAACCACATGATTTTTTATTCTTTTTCGGTTGAAATGTTCCGTTCAATTCCATCAATACGAAATACTTTATTCTTAAACCACTATCATCCCACATAGGTAATTCGAGTGGTGTTGCAAGCGTTCCGTATGTTACTGCATCGGCTGTTGAACTTATAGTTGATGAAAATAATTCAGTGTAAGTGTTTTTATTGCTGTAAATTTTCACGTTTACATTCGTGCTTTGATTCACAATAACACCGATTCTTTTAATGTAAATGAAAGCGCCTTTTACTTGATGTGGTGTGATCTTCATTCCGGCGTATGCTGTTGTAAAAGCTGAAGTCCCTTTGAATGTAGGTTCACCAAGTAAACCACTGAAATTGTTTATCCTTGGTTTATACGTTTTACCAATGCAAGAAAGTAAATGTGTTTTGTAATCAAGAATTGCATTCGCTCTGGCCCTGTTCATTCGCTCCCAAATACCACCCTTTGCGCAATCATCTGCACCAGAAGCAACATTTACATTGAAGCCTGGAAGTTCATCCATGAACACGCCAGATTCACTTTCATTGTAATCTGAAATTTCATCACTGCCAGTTGGCAATTGATCAGTTAAACATTCACATTCGGTTCTTGACAAACCTATAATATTTGAAAGACAATCCATTGTGCTAAATTAAAATTAAAATAAGTTGAATAAAAATGCATGATGCAATTTACAAATAAAAACAAAAACCCGGCCAAATTAATGACCGGGTTTTACACATAAACAAACACAATTTATGTTGCTGTTGCCAGCGCTTTTTTATGATTCATCCGCTGAACCACAAACGAATTTAAGAACTCCTGTTTTGTCTTCGTTGCAACCGTAAGGATTGCTGAAGATACCAGCGCGAACCTTCATCTTGAAATCATAATAGATTTCATCGTTATCATCGCAACGCTCTTTGTAATACACATCGTAAAACACTCCAGGTAAAGCTTTACTTTCAATTGACCAACGGCTTCCAAACTTAAATTCTTTAGGGTTGTTCAATGGATAACGCGCTTTATTTGCAAAAGCAACCGCACCTTTTTCGATCATGTAAGAAACCTGATCAGGTGAGTTTACAGTATCAATGTTGAACAGATCCCAATAAGAACGCATTGTTCCTAATTTGGCCTGGCCGTCTTTACCGTTTGCATTTTGCGCATTGTATTGAGCTTGCCAGTTAGTTTGAAAAAGGTTAGATCCGTGAATCAAGAAAGGATTTTGAAACTTGTTCAAGATCTTTACCATTCCGAAATAACCGTACATGTCAGGTCCCCAATAGTTAGCCGGAATATAAGTAGTAACACCACTTACTTGGCCAATACCACCAGTGTATTGATTGGTTCCAACGAATGAATTTAATTTCGCAACTGCTTTACCAGCCAGATGTTCATCAAGTTCTTTCATTCTTGCCATGAATGCAATTGCAAGGGCATCTTCGCGTGAAGCTTCGTTTGTACGGAAAACTTCGCTTGAAATTGTGAACTTAACTTCTGAACAGATGTCAAGCGCATAATCTTTGCATCTTGATTCAACTTCTGGTCCAGTCCAGTCACAATCATCACCACCGTCTTCACATTCAACTACTCCAGTACTGCAATCAGCTACCCACCAAATACGCATTGTTTTGTCTTTGTCCGGGTTTTCGATCTCTTTTAAACGTGCTGTTTGTTCCTTACGAAGCGCTTCAAGAACACCGATGTTTGGAACGTAATCTTGGTTTGTCTGGTTATCCATCCAGGCTTTGTCGATCTTTGCGATCACTTTTTGTAATTCGGTACAAGTAAATGTACCGGCTGTTTCTGATGCTGCCATTTTTTTTGTGAGTGAATTAACGTCACTCGCGTTTAAGGGTTAGGTTTTTAAATGTTAAACTTTGGCTTTTGATGCTTCCACTGCATCGTTAAAGGCAACACGCTCTTCAGCTGTTTTTAAGCCTTTAAAGATTTCGCTGTATTCAGCATCATTTGAAGGTAGTTTACCAGTCCATTTTGCACCAGAACCTTGACCATTTCCATTCTGCCCGTTTCCTTTGTTATCATCGTTTGATGCTCCGGAACCTTGGCGCGATTGGCCTGTTTCAAATTCCCAATGTTTTGAAGCGTGTTCTTTCAAGAATGAATCAAAAGCAATTGGTTTCCCGTGCTTATCTTCTAAGCGCTTGCCTTCTTTCATCACAATGATTTCGTTATCTTGAATGCTGTAATCAAACTGTTCGATTTCTGACATCAATAAGCGATCAATTTGGTTGTTGATCTTTGCCTTATCTTTTGTTCCGAAAATCGGTTTGATCTGCTCTTCAAGAACAGAACGAACACGCGATTTAATGCCTGTTAAAGTTTCCTTCTTGGCAAATTCCTTTTCTTTGTTTTCGATTTGTGCTTTAAACGTTTCTTCCTGTTCTTTCAGTTTCTTTTGAAATTCCTTTTCGGCTTTTGTGTAAACCGGGTGAACTTTCACTTTGTCTTCATCAAGATCTGGAACCTTCGTTTTAGCAGTTACGATTTCTTCGATTAGTTCAATGCCTTTTTTGTCAGATTTAATTTCAAACTTATCCGAAATTTCTTTTTCGAGTTTGCTCAATACTTCCACTTGTGCTTTTTTGTAACCATTGTCGAATAAGGTTTTTTCCTTTTCCTTAAATGATTGCACACGTGATGCATCTGCATCCTCTAAAATCTTCCCGGCATCTGCTTTTAAATCTTCTTCATCCCCATTTTTTTCAAACAGTGAGGCAACCGTTTCAGAAGGGAGGTTTAACGTTTTACCCAAAAACGCAGTGATAATGTCTTTTTCAGCTTTTTTCATTTGTGTTTGTTTTTTTAGTGTTTGGTTTTTCTTCTTTTATTACTTCTTTTTTTGATACTACAATTGTTTTGTTTTCGATCACTTGGCTTTTCTCTTTTCCCGGTTGGTAATCTTGATTGATTACCTTCCAGTTAAGCTTTCCCTTATAGAATTTTTCATACTCTTCTTTAGAGCATGTGTAATTCTTTTTCGTTGAAACGTTTTCGATCAAATACATATTATCCGATTGCTTTTTGAAGTTCGTTAATATCGTAATTCAAATGTTCAGCAAATTGCTTTTGAAGCACTTCTTCACTGTCTTTGTTTTTGTATTTAATCGGTGGATTCTGTGAATCGAAATAATCCTTTATGATCGTTTTACTCAAACCTTTTACGGCTTCAAGAAATTCAGATTTTTTACTTTCTGATTCAGCGATTTGGTTTTCTGTTACTTCTTCTTCAGTAATACCATTAATGATTTCTTCGTTCTTGACAGGGTTTACATGGTTTTCGATCACTTGATTTTTTTTTACGGATGTTGGTCCCATGTCTGGCCTTTCAACCTCTGTTTTGTTCACAATCGTTTGTGAAGGCCTTTCAACCCATCCGTTTTTGTCTTTGCCTAACATTTTCCAGGCAATATCACTGAAAACTTGTTTTTGGCCTTTTTTGTTGTAAGCTACTACTGGCATATTTTATGTTTGTTTTTTGTTTCGTCAAATATAAGTACTTAATAATCACTATGAATGGATAATTATTAACAGAAACAATCGTTTTTAACATTTAGGTTATGAAAATATCCATGTTTATTTATTAATTTTAGTTCGTGTCATTCGACAAAGTAATAGATCTTATTTCTTCTGGCAAACCTGTTTATTTAAAATACGATTTCGAAAACGCTGTTGTTCGATTTGATACAGAAACAAATTCTTTCTTTGTAAAGTTTAAAGGTGAATTTGAATTTAAAGCCAAAGAAGGGTCTTCAATTGTTACTGAAGCTATTCTTGGCCTCAATGAAATTCCTAAATCAGAATACGATAATTATTAGTTACTTTTTTATTGGAGTGATCTTTATAGGCCGAATTGTCAACTCGTTTAAATTAACTATATCCTTTATTCTCTTCATTGCAAATGATGTGTTAACATAGTCTTTTAAATGTCTGCACCCGTACCTACCCAATTGTTTAACTGGCTTCCAGTCAGCGCCTCCAAGTCCATGTCTTAAATCTTTACTTGAATCTTTATTCGTCTTTAAATTGTTGTATGTGAGCTTTTTTAAATCAACGTCATTGGTGAGTCCTCCGTTCATGTGACGGCACAAAGCACGTGTTGTTGGTATAACACCACCAGACCAATAGAACCAAATCAATTTTAAGTCTTTGGCCATCGTTTCAGCATACAACCGATCTACTTTTGTATAAGTATCATAGGCATTATTTCTGTAATACTGATGAAGTTTTCCGTTGTTCTGTTTCGGTACGCCTTGAATCGTTTCCTTTAGATCGTTTCTTAACTGTTGAAAGCCTTTGCCCTGTGTGATCGCTTGAAGTGTTTTTTCCTTGATTGCCTGTGTTACTTCATTGCTTCTTATGAATTTATCAGTGAAGCCATCTTTAACAATGGTCCCTTTTCTTGTTAAACCAAGCTGTTCATTCACCACTGTTTCGGCCCGGTAACGCGAAACGGCTGTTGGCGATTGCATCACTTCATCGAAATAAGCTTCGATTAACGGTCCAATGTTGCTTAAATCGCTTGTGAATGATCGAATGACTGGAATGTTGTAATTCTTATTGAAGTTGTTGTAAATGGCATCAATAGCACTTACGGCGCGTATATTCTGACCATTGTTTTCGATCTTGCCATCTGGAGAAACAGAAAGTTGTTTTAAAAACTGTTCATTGATCTTATCGAACAAGATCAACCCAAGTTTATCAACTTTTCGCTGAAGTAGTTCTTCGCGCTTAATTAAGTATTCTTGCCTGGCTTCAGAAAGCGCTTGCCTTTTCTTATCATCTGCCATTTAATCATTGTTGATTTCCAGTATCACCACCGAATTGACTCGAAGTATCTGAAACAACTTCAGAATCGATCATCTTGATGTATTCATCAACTTTCTTTTTTAGCTGTTCTCGTTGAATCTTTTCGTCGAGTTGATAAAAATCTGTTGGTGGGTTTGTTTGTCTATTATCATATTCAAGATCCGAAAAGATCAGATCGAAATGAGAATAAAGAGTTGATGCATACTTAGTTGTTTTCCCGTTTGCAAGAATGAACTGAATTTCCGTTTCTGTTTTACCTGGGAATGGATAGTATTTATTCTTTGTATCAAACTTTAGAATTTCAGCCGGTTGATCGACATAAATTTTTCTTGTAAGCTTGCTTTGAAGAGCTTTTTTGATGTGACTTGAAGCGCCTGTTTCGTTTGCTTTCTTCAGATCATCAAGAATTTCAGTCATTGTTTGAATCTGAAGATCATCCGGGAATTGATGAACGATCTGAAAGTTTTCTCCAAGATCAATTAAGTGTGCAATGCAAGTGAAAACAAACTCATAAATTGAACTGAAGTTATCAGCATACGGTTTTAAAGTATCATTCACCGCTTCTGAATCAATTTCTGATTCGGTTGCTGTCTTCACTCTTCGTCTTCCTACTTCGTTGTTATAAACAGCGCTTTGAGCGTAACGCCTTAGATCTTCAAAGCCAAATTCTTTCTGGAACTTCACTAAATCGATTGGAGGCCCTTTGTAGGTTGCCATCAAGTCAAGGTTCACAACATCTTTCAATTCATCTGGCATTCTGATTCCAACAATATCTTGTGAACTTGAATGTGTGACTGTTCCGGTCCCTTTACATTCAACGCAATCAGTAATACCGTCTTTTGATTTTCCTTTAAAACACTTATCGCATTTCGGTAAATACTGCCATTTTTGAGGGAATGTATGTAAGCGCTTTGTAATTGAAAATTCACTCATTGTTTGAATGGAATCTTCAAAATAACTTTTCGCTGGTGATATGATCGGCATACAAACGCGATGCCTTTTTAATGGATCTGTAAGCGTACCGAATCGAACAGCTGGAACAAATGGAAGGCCGTGTTCGAATACGTTGATCACATAGTATCTTGACTTCGCTTCATCTTCATCCGTAACAAAAATGTAATTTACCTCTGGCTTTAAACTATCGTAATTTTCAACTGTATTAAGCAATACAAAAGGGTTTGACTGCATGAATGAACCAATCGATTCTTTGTGTATTTCAGTTGCAACAACATTATGCGTATCCTTGTAAAAATAAAGCTTTTCGCCAGGTGCTTTTTTATCTCCGTAAGTAAGAACTATTTCTTTTCGAACAATAAGCCATTGAAGTTCGTTATTCTTGTAAATGTAATTTACCGCTTCAGTGCTGTTAACTTCAAACGGATAAGGCTTTGGTTTTTCGCTGGTGGGATCTTGTGAATTAACCTTTTCTTTAAATTCAACTACCAAGAATGAATTTGGATCTTGACTGTCAGTTAAACCAACACGCGCTGTAAGGAAGTCTTTAACAGATCTTTTCCCCCAAAAATTCTTTTGTACTTCGTTTATTTTTTCTCTATTGGTGTTCTGTTCCTTGGCATCTTTTCCAGTCCAATTCATTAAAATTGTTGCCGGTGTTCTTGATGCTTTATTCAACGGCTTCACACAACTATTAACGATGTCAGCAACATTCGTCATTGTTAGAATTACGCGTTGATCGAACATGTCAGTTGTTTCTCCACCGTGAAACCTTTTAAGTTTTTCTTCAATACCAACACCGGTTGAATACATCATGTAATCCTTCGCCATCTTTGTTACATAATCGTAATCAACATGACGTAATTGATGTTTTGCCGTTAAAAGAAGTTCTGGCAATGTTTCGGATAAAGGCAACTTAGGCATTTTTCATGGGTTTGGTTTGAACAAATATAACTAAAAAACAAGCTATTGGTTAAAGAAAATATCAAACGCTGAAGTGAAGAAGTACTCGCTATTATCCAAATTATGCCCTCTTTCCTGGAATTTCCGGCCTTCTTTTTCAACTAATTGCTTCAGTTTTCCACCGTCTGGACCTTCTTTACAAAATTCCAAGTCAGCGCGTAATTCCTTACATCGAATGTTTATTTCAATGTCAAGCGGAAAAGCACCCTTGAATAGCTTGTTCATAAATCTTCGCCTTTTTTCAAGTCCTTGGTTTGTGATTACGCGCTTACTTGCATTGGATAAGTACGGTTGCATCATTCGTTCAATAACTTGGTAATTAGATCTCAAAGCCTTCGTTGCTGTGTTTTCGGTGTTACCGTTCCAATCGCCGTAATAAAATAATCCGTTTTTTAGTAATGGTTCGTAATACGTTATGATCTCTTCGCACAAGGATTCGCTGTTGTTCTTTGGATTGCTTAAACAAAATTCATCGAAGCATCGAACAAGCCAGCGTTTTTTCTCTTCAATGAACTTTATCTGCCAAAGTGTGCATGAAATGTAAGGAACTATATTGAAGTCAAAAGTTGCATGAACAGGTAATTCTGGCCAAGGTGCAAACTCTTTTACGTGCTGTAAACGGCTGTAAGTTGTTATAAATTCGCCTCCAGATTTACCAAATGGCGAACCGTAAATAAGCATGTCAATTAAGCCTTCGTTACCGGCAAGATCATCGATTATGCCTTGAATGTATCCAGGTGGTAAATTCTTTTGATTGTGATAAGTGCTTGCAATGATCACAAGTTGCCGGCCCGTTCTTTTTCTGTAATAATCTTCTTTGCTAAAGATCTGCTTTGAAATTTCTTCGGCTTCTTCGTCAAGATTGAACCAATCGCTTAACCATTTTGTTTTTGCCGGTGATGTGAAAATATAAAGAGGGTTATATCCGCCTATCAATTTTCCGTGTTTGTCAACATAGTAACCAACCTTTTCTGGATCTTCACATTCCTTCCATTCGCCAGAATCAAGCTTATTTTGAAGATTTGCGTATTTATAAATCACACCGTTTTCATGTATCAACATTGCTTTCTGTCTTAAACGCGCAATGATTACCTCTTTAACGGCCTCTTCTTTTGTATCTTTTGTTTCATCTAAACAGGCCCAACCCAACTCCGTACCATCGATCACCTTGTAATTATCCAATGAAGCAACGTAAATCTTCGCGCCATTCTGAAAACTTATCACATTTTCATACGTTTTTAATGGCGTTCCAAACTCTTTATAACCTTGTGGTGGTATGTGATCAACAACATAATGAACGTCACGCATTAAGCCAAACTGTTCTTGCCACACAGTAAAAACACGCGCTAATGTTGATTTCGTTAACTGTTGGTATGTGTTTGCGCCAATGAATCCAATCGCCTCTGGGTTATTCAAAACAAATTCAGCTGAAATAACACCAATCACTTGGCTTTTTCCAGATCCGATTCCGGCATGAAACAGAATACGATCAGCTGTTGATTCAAGAACGTCTGATTGTGGATCGCTGTAAACTAAATCTTTGGTTTGAATCTGTTGGCTCATTATTACAAATGTACAAAAGAAAAAACCAGCACCTAAATGCTGGCTTAATCTTACTTTTCATCAAGATCTTCCTTTGCCTTGTTTCTTTTGACAATTTTTCTTTCTGCCAACCATTGAAGGAGGCAAAATTTAGCTAATTCATGTTTGTTCATATTTGGTTTTTTATAGAAGTTTTTGTCTTTTGAAATCGATCAATAGTTTCAGTCTTTTTCTTTGCTCTTCAGTTTTGATGCAAGGAAGGTTTTTGAAGTTCTTGCATGTGTTCAACTGAACAAGATTTTCACAACTATTTATTGACTTTATTATTTTTTCGTGAATCATTTCGTAATCCTTTTGCGTAAATTGTATAGTAGTTATCTGGGTAAAGAAATTTGTTATTGCATGGGTAAAGCTTTTCAATGTTATTGATCAACTCTTTAACTCGTTTCTTTTCTTGATCTTCAAGATCCTTTTTTATGATTGAATCGCTGGTCATTCTGCTTTAACGTCTTCGATCTTCCATGCTTCAAGCGTATTGAAATACTTTATTTCTCCGTTTGGTGATACCCATTCACGGCCTTTGATATTGAAATGAACATTTACCACATCACCGGGTTGCCGATTGATCAGAAGGTCACATTTAGAATTAACACATGTGAACGAGTTCTTTTGTGGGTATTGTGGATGATAAACTTCAATAGCAAATTCACGCGTATTGAATTTTTCGCTTATGTGCTTTTCATCAAATATCTTGATGATTGTTCCAGTTATGCTTAATGACATACTTAAATTTTTACTTTAATACCTATTGATTTTGTGAGATTTTTGAATTTGATCTTTGCCTTATAAAGATCGCTTGCTGGCAACTGAAGGAAATCTTCGCCACGTTCTGGAACCACATAACGTTCACGCTTATCTTTTGGAAAAAGTGCTGGAAGAAAAGTTTCTTTAAGTATTTGACTGATTGGCTTCATGACTTTGATCAGCTTACATTCATAAACTTCGCCTGTTTTAACGTTCAATTCAAATACAATGTGACCCGGAGGCAAGATCAATTCACCCCCCTTGTATTCAACGCAAATTCTTTTTTTTGGTGCTTCGTGTTTTTTCATTTTTTCAATTCAATATCGTTAATACTTAACCAGTCAGATCCTTTGTTATCGCTGAAAACGATTAGGACCTCTTCACCAGCGATTTGATCAACCTCGCCAGTAAGCCCGTCATAAGCTGTGCAAGAGTTATAAATAACTTGTACTTTGTCACCTTTCTTTATTCTTTTTCTGGCCCAACAAAAAAGCTCTTTATTGTCACTCATAAAATTCTCTGAATACCTTTACTATTAAAACAATTTTTACCGTTAAAATTATTGTGATGACCGAAGATACAGCGTATATTATAACCATGAAACAAAGTAACTAATAACTTTAAATATATCAAAATATATTTATTAACACTTAATCGCCTCTTCTTTTTACCCTGAATGTTATGTTTCCCATATCAGAACCAAGTGCTTGTGTTGGTTCAACTTTCATCTTCCACTGTTCCGGTGACCTGTTCGACAAAAAGAATTTGATTGCATTTGTATCTGGTTCAATTTGTTTTTCTGTGATCTTTGCGGTCATTAATTCATAATCGGTCACCACCTTGCCATCCACAAGTTTTTGCACTGGTTTTGCTTCAGTTACCTTTTCATGAACAGTAAAGCCAACAGATCGCTTGTAAAGGGCATTTTCGACCTCATTAACGGCAATACCTCTGTGTTTATAAAGAACGTAAGAAAAATATGGATCTTCTTTTAGTCTTTTGTAAAACGTATCTCGTGAAATTGGAAGAGCTTTTATAATTTGATCGTTTGTAAAGCCTTTAGAAGCAAGCTTTTCCATGTCAATGGCCAATAATCTATCCATGTAAGAAATTTCATGTTCTGTCATTTCTTCTGGATTAGTTGCTGAAGGCAACAAAACCTTAACTTTTTTTTCAGTTTTTGATTTTTTTGTGTACTTCCTTGGCATTAAACTTTGATTGGAAATGCTTTTAAACTGTCTTTGTGTTTGTGCAGATCAATGAGATCCTTGTTCACCCGGTTGTAAATTGATTTTATGGAATCGACTGAAAACATGTCTTCGTTGATCTTGTAACGCTTCATGTATGCCTGTATTGCCTCTTCAATGGTTACCGATTCGAAAAGGAATCTGTAAGTATCAATGAAAGTGAAGATTGAAATATGAAGTGCTTGCCTTCTGTAAAAGTTTTCAATTGCGCTTTCAAGATGTTCATTCGGTCCTGGCATCAATACAAATATATTGAAATATCTGCAAAGTGGATAAAAGTTTTGTTAACAGTTAGAAATCTTCGTAATCATCTGGATATTCGGTTGCATTCTTGATTTCTATTGCTATCCAAATGAAGATGGCTATTATTGAGAGGGTTAAAATCATCTCTTTTTAGTATATTTAATTCTCACCATAAACACCGGAATACAAATAAGTATAATGTATAAAACGGCTAATGGGTGGTTTTCTATTGCTTTGAAAAGGTCTTCGGCTTCCATACATCTACTGTTTTATGGTTTTTCATTTCTTATTTTTTATTTGTGGTTTTAGTTTTGCCGTTAAGTTCATCCATGTTTCATCTACTTGCTCAAAATAAAATTCATATAAGAATCTTTTACACATCATTTCAATCTGTTCTTTGTTTTCTCTATGAA